ATACTCGTGGGAATCACCGCTAGCATGTGGTTTGAAGGAATCGTCTTTATTTGTGCCTGATGCTTTATTGCCTTTTATCTCCATATTGTACCAATCCTCATACGTGATGTCGCCTTTGAATTTCTTCGGCTTTCCTGTCTGTGGGTCTCTTGAACGTCTTTGGAGTTCGCTTAAATCCTGGTCGTCCAGTACTGACAGCACCGTTGTCCTGCAGTATGGGTGGAATGGCGGGTAGTTTGTGCCTACCTGCATGTCCTTGTAGTCAAATTCCTGTCCGTCCATCTGTCGGCATATTTCGGAAGTCCTCAGGTCCAGCGTGGCAAGTATCCTGTACCTGTCTATGCCTGCGTCCTTGTCGGCTGCTGCCTGTGCCTGTCCTGATATGTATGCCGACTCTGTACGCACAAGCCTCCTTGCTTTTGCCGCCCCTGTTGCGTACTTGTTGGCAAGCTCCGCCGCAATGTCGCTTTCGGTCTTGCCTGTAAGGTATGCGAGTGCAATCTGTGTCTTTAACTCATCTGCAAGCCCCTGGGTGTTCCCCCATATCCTCCGGGAGTAGTTTGCACCGCTCCATCTGGTGTTTAGGATTCGGTTTAACTGCTTCTCGTCAACGTGGCTGAAGGAGTAGTCGTATCCAGACCTGCTCTTTAAGTCGTAAACCTCCCTGTAGTATGCGTTGTTGTACTGGTCCACATAGTGGACTGTGCTTACCTGCTTCTCCTGGTTGTACACGTCCTTCATCTTGCGGTCTATCTCCTGCTGGAGGTTCTGCATCCTCTCTATCCTCGCCCTGTATGCCGGGCTTTCCAGTTCTTTTAGTATTTCCTGTGCCTCATCGCCTTTAAGCCCTGAAAGCTTTTGTTTCAGCTCGTCAAGGTCTGTTACGTCCTTCATGGAGTTTAGGAGTTTTGTCGCCTCTTCGTCGGTCATGCTGTATTTGTCACGGTATCTTTCATACACTTTCTGTATCTGGTAGTTCAGCTCCCTTGATGCCTTTGCGTATATGTCGGCTATCTCCCGTGCTGTCTGTTCCGCCGACTCCATTGCCTCGTACATCTCCCGTGCCTGCCTTCTGTCCCAGTATCCCAATTGCTATCACTCCCCTGCGGCTGTCCTGGTGTCCTGCTGCCGCTTTTCCTCTCTGTCGGGTTCGTCTTTGTCTGTTTCCTCTTCATCTTCGGGTGGTGTGTTTGCGCCTGCGGTAAACATCTCCTGCTGCTGTTTTACAGCTTCGGCTTTCTCCTCCCTTACCGCCTCAAGCTCGTCGTCTGGATCTTCGACAAATGGTATCTGCTTAATAAGCGTCTTCATCGATACGAAGTCCTTTAGGCTGTACAGGGTGCTTGCAAGTTCCTGGAGGTTCTTCGGGAGCGACCTGGAGAACGTCGGTATTACCGAGCTTGCATCCTGCGCCATCGCTTTCATGTTCAGATAATTGCAAAACAGTGTTATTCTTTTCTGCAGCCCCCTTCTGTAGTACCTCTCCTTGGTCTTGGTTATCATTTCCAGCCCCAGGAGCTTGTATTCCATGGCAACGCCTGATGAATTGCCTGCAAAGTTCTCGTCTGTGAGGTTTGGCACATGTGAAAAGTTGTAGATGTCTTCTTTTAGGGCCTTCCTCAGTGTCTCCGCACCGTTCTCGTCCATGGTCCTTGTAAGGTACTCCGCCTTTGCGCCGTTTGGCAGTTCCAAGAGTTTCTTCTCCCTTAATTCCTCCTGCGCCTTTGCTGTCTCCTTCTCGTCCTCGCCGAGTATGGAGCCGTAAAGTACCATGATTGAGTCTATGAACTGTTCCTTGTCCGTCACCCTGTCGCTCATGAGGGTGTTGTATGCGTCTATGAGCGGTATCTGCTGTTCGAAGTCGCCTATGGCGGATTTGTTGTTCAGATATTCTATTATCTGTATGCCCCCGAAGTAATGCGGTGCAGGTTGCTCTGTGACTGTCTGCGGCACGTCGGGCGTGTTCTCTATGTACATTGTGTAGTTGTAGTGCTGGGTGGATATTGTGGCAACCCATGTCACTATGTCCTTTGCATCGTTGCGTTTTGGGTAGTAGTACACCCCGAACAGTTCGTTCTCCTCTATGGTGTCGTCTATCACTATGAATGTGGAGAGCGGTGATATGCTCCTGCACGCGGGTGTCGCCTCGTCCTTCTTCACATAGTCGTATTCATACGCCATTCCGTATATGCTCATGTCCTGTGCGAGGTCTGCATCCACCTCGTCAACGTCGGCATCGTCAAAAGCCGATAATAGTGGCTCTATGTCTGTATCGTCTGTGTTTGAGTATGTGATGGGGTTTCCCATGAAGTATCCTGTCGCTGTGTCGCTTATATCCTTTGCATGGTTGCACACTATCTTTACGTTCGGTGTGGTGTCATCGCCCCGTTTTCTTGAGAGTATGTCATGCCTGCCCTCGTAGTACGCCTTGTTTTTGTACTTCCTGTTAATCAGTGCGTAGTGCTTTGTTATCAGGTTGAGTATTATGCCTTTGTTGAGTGCCAGCTCGTCATATTCGTCCGCTGGATATTGGAATTTAATCATTGCCTTCTCCTTTACCTTATGCCTGCAGCCTTCTTGCTCCTTACCTTCGCCTTCCTCATGGTCATCTCATCCTCTAGTGCGTACCTTACGGCGTCTATGGTGTGGTTGTCCTTGTCCGGGTAGCTGCCTTTGAAGTTGCCGTTCTTGTCCTTTTCCAGCTCGTAGCTTGTAAACTCCCTGGCGGCGTTCGGGCATCTTACAGGATCTATTACTATTTCGTCTATGTCGTCGCTTAGGAACTTCATTCCATGCTCTATTGAACCTGGTCCCTTCCTTGCCGGGATTATCCTCAATCCGTAGTCGTTGAATGAATCTATTGACCTTGGTTCTTCTGAATCGGCCGTTATATACCTGTTGTCCGGGTTTATCGCCCTTATCTTCTCCACTGCTGCCCTGGTCTTTAGGTTTACCTGATATATCTCGCCGAAGATGTAGAGCCTCCTCTGCTTCTTGTTGTAGTGCATGCGCTCGAATGCCAGCGGATCCGCTGCAAATCCAAAGTCGAGCCCCTGCTTTATCCTGTCGAATATTGCGATTTCCTTCGGCGTTATCTCACGCAGCACGACGTTGTCGAATACCTTTCCGCCCGTGCCTGTCGCCTCGCCGAGGTATTCATGGCGGTATGCCATTATCTTGCGCCTGCGCAGTTCCTCCGCTTCTTTGAAGAACTGCTCGCCCAGCCAGCTTCTTGGGACTGTCAGATATGTTGAATGGTTGCAGAGGGTGTCGTCCCTCGCCTGCAATACATCCTGGTTTACCCATGAATTTAAACTTTTTGGTGGGTTCCATGTGTAAAATACTACGTATTTGTCGCCTCCTCGTATAAGCGACTGTAATATCGTTCTTTCATTTTCTTCGCCGTCAAACTCCGCACGCTCCTCAAACCATATGTATTTGAAGTACCCATGCCTCAGTTTGATTGACTTGGGCTTGTTCGGATCGTCGCACCCCCTGAACACTATCCTCTGCCCCGTCGGGGTGTATGTAAGCCCGAGTGGTGAGAGATTCTGCCTCCATAAGTGTGACACCCCCAGTGCCTTTATGCCCCATATTATCTGTTCATACACGCTGTCCCTCAGTGTGTTGCCGACCTTGCGGAAGCATATGGCGTTGGCGTTTGGATCCTGCATTATCCCCAGCGGGATTTCCACGCCCACGAAGGATGACTTTGTGGAGCCACGACCGCCGTAGAGCTTGTAGTGGGTGTGCCTGCCTTGTATGATGTCCCAGTGGATGCTGTAGAACTGCGGAGCTATAAGGTCCGTCAGTTTAATCTGCATCCGTCTTTGGTATGTCGTTTACTATTGTGACCTTCTCGGCTGCCTCCACTTCCTGCCTGTCTGTGAACATCTTGTATCTCTTTCCCAATAGCTCCGCTGCCCTGGTTCGGTCGGTTACGGAGGTGCATTTGCCGTCCTGGTCCTCTACCTTGCCCCTCATCACGTTTGTAAGGAACCGCATCACCTCGTCGGCATCCGCTATCCTCTCGGATTGGAGCTTTTTCATCACTGTGTCTATGTATTCCTGGATTTGAGGTTTTCTGAGGTTCTCGGCACCCACCGCATAGGCTGTCTTTTCAGAATATCCCGCTTTCTTTGCGGCTTCGGTTGCGTTGAGCGTCTGTATGTAGTATTCGGCAAATCTTTTCTGTCTTTCTGTCAGATTGTCTGTTTTCTGTTCTGCTGCCTTTTTCGGTTTTTCCACTGCCGTCCTGACCGTTTTTTTGCCTGAATCTGTTTTTCCCAAAACCCCGCCTCCTTTCGTTTTTGGTAATTGTTTAAATACAAAAAGAACACCGTGTTCGATTGATACACGATGCCCTTATTGCAGGATTGGTAATTGTATGGGATAACCCAGCACAATTTCACCTACTAACATATTAACACATTTGATTGTGAATTTTGTGAAAGTTGCATTTTATGCTGATTTTTTCATGGGTGGTTTTCCAGGTATCTCTTTATCGTCTTTTCCACTGTCGAACGTTCGCAGTGCATGAGCCTGCCTACCTTCTCCGATGTATAGCCTCTTACATACCTGTACTCTATCATTCGCCTCACCCTGCTGTCCTCTATGGTGTTTATATATTCCTCTATGCCTGCCTCCAGCTCCTCCGCTTTGGCAAGACGCGCTTTAAGGGTGGATAGCAGCTCCACCCTTTTTGCACCCATTCTGCGCGCCTCGTATATGTCAATGCCGTGTATGGTCGTGTGTCCGTCTATGTACGGCCATTCCTTACCCGATGACCTTACCTTGTCCTGCACCATCGGGGTTTCCCTGCCGTCAAGCTCGTCCATCCTCCTGTGTATGTCATTTATCTCCGCCCTTAGGCTTACAAGCTGTTCTAATTCCTTTTTTGTCATTTGTATACCCCCGCCTCTTTCGCCATCTCGAAGGCATCCGCCTCCAGTATCCTGCATATCTCGAAGTACTCGCTAACCCGCAGCTCCCTCTCGTCCCTTATGATTTTGTACATTGTCCATGGGCTTATGTGCAGCATATCCGCAAGCTCGGCGGTTGATACGCCCTTGTCCTTCATGTGCCTCCTGATAACGTCTCCCATTTAACTCATTACCCCCTTTTGTCTGATTACGCGGGCTATATTTTCTTTGTGTCCCTGCGTTGGTGCTTCATCACTATCATACGGATTGTGTCAGCATCGGTGTCCATCTCCTCGGCTATGTAGTCAAAATCCCATTTGCCACCTGCCCTGTACAGTGCCATTACCTTGCCTTCATCTATCTTTTTCCCGACTGCCGCCTTGGATGTGGTCTCAACTGCTGCCTGTGTGGTTTCCACTGTTGCCCTGGTATCGTCATCTGCCGTGTTTTTGTTGTTGTCTATCGGATTTATATTGTCTTCACTGTGTGCGTTACTGTCTGGCTCTGTGGCTTCCTCCGCTTTCTTCCTCTTGGTGTACTTCCTTTTTGGCTTCTCAATTGGCTTCACGTCGCCTGTCACCAGGATATTTTACCCTTTTAATAGCTTTTGTTTCTCCTCTGTCGGCATTGTGATGAACCTGTTTATCAGCTTTATGCATTCCGTACAGAAGTCATGGTTTTCGAAATTGTATTCGCCCGGTAGCAACTCCTTCTGTTTCCCATATCCGTCTGTATATTTTTCATCAAGCAAATGAAATTTTTCCTTCGGGTCCATCTCCCTTCCGCAGCTGTCG